GCGTTTGTCGCGTTCGTGGCATTTGTCGCATTGGTGGCATTCGTAGCATTGGTGGCTGTCGTTGCCGTGGTTGCGCTTGTGGCTGTCGTGGCAGTGGTCGCACTGGTTGCTGTCGCAGCGTTCCCAGTGATGTTAATACCCCAAGTGCCAGATGCACCCGTGCCATCCGCTTTAGGAGCGCCTACAGTGCTGTAATCAACAGTCCGTGCAGCCGAACCATTGAAGGTAGCGCCAGAAGAAGCACCACCCGTGTTGGCAAACGTCACGGCATTAGTGACAGACCCAGCCGTTGTCGCAGAGCCAGCCGTTGTAGCGGATGTTGCAGTTGTTGCGCTGGTGGCAGTCGTTGCACTTGTTGCTGTGGTTGCCGTGGTCGCACTGGTCGCCGTTGCAGCATTACCAGATATACTGATAGCCCAAGTGCCAGTTGCGTTTGCGCCGCTTACTGAAGGTGCGCCAATGGTGTTATAGCTAATCGTTCGTGCAGCAGAACCGTTAAACGAACCACCAGCCGCAACGCCATCGCCGCCGCTGCTAAAAGTTACAGCCGCAGCGGTAGCCGTAGCCGTGGACGCAGTTGTTGCAGTTGTCGCGGTTGTCGCCGTTGCAGCATTACCAGTTACGTTGATATTCCAAGTGCCGCTTGCGCCGCCGCCAGTTAGTGAAGGAACACCAAGGTTGGTTCGCGCACCAGCGGCATCAGATGCGCCAGTGCCGCCATTGGGAACCGTAAGGTCAGCGCCACTCCATTGGTCGTTATTGATGGCGCTTAAAACAGCCAGCGAACCAAGGCCAAGAGCAGTTCGTGCGCCAGATGCACTGTTCGCACCAGTGCCGCCATTAACAACCGCGACGATGCCGCTGACGTTATTTGCAACGACGTTCCAGTTCCCGCTGGCGTTTGTGCCATCAGCGCGTGACAATGCGCGTCCGCCAACAGTCGCGCCGTCATGAACGTGGATTGTATCGGTGGTGGTGTTGACCGTTATTTCGCCTTCGACGCCAGTAAAACTTGCGTGTTGGGTTGTCGTGCCGCGACGAATTTTTACTTGCTTACTCATGCGATAAAACCCCAGTCATCAGTTTCGGTGTATACTATATCAATTTCCGACCAATCTTCATAGCCGCTTGAAAAGACAGCAACGTAATCAGCCAAGCCTTGCAGCGATAATGAAAATGCCCGTGCGCTGCCGTAAAATGACAGAGCCTTGCTTTCAAAAGCGCCTTGTCCATCGTTACGCAATGGGCTTGGATTTACTGTCGGAATGATTGGGCGCGTCGGGTCAACGATGCTTGGGTTGGCAATATCAGTTTCGCCATCAATCCAAGCTGCAACGGTGTTTGCGTCCGATATAAACGGATTGAAGGTCGCCAGCATATCATCAATGGCATCTGCCAAGCCTTGACCAAGCAGCGGCGGGTTGGTTGGTGTTTCACTAATAAAGTTCGTCACAGATACAGGCGATGAACCGCTAATAGGGCCAAGGTTGCCCCAATCATTTGGGTTAAACTTGCCAGCGTTTAATGTGGACGCAACGCTATTGCACTGCGTTGCAAAGCCAGCTTGCGCGTCAAGAAACGCAAGGCTTTCGGTGATGAAATTGCTGGGGTCGCCTAATCGTGAAGGCGATGCTGGCATTGCTGAAATTGTTGTAACGGCCATTAAATCAACCCTTCAACAGACAAAGAGCATTCCGATATTGTCGGGCCTGATAGCACAATCGAGAAGTCGCGGTAATAGCCTAAAACAATCGTTTCACTTCTGTTTTCGTCACCGATGTAAACAACGGGCGTGGTGCGAACAGATGCCAGAAAGCGGGTGAACGCGCTGACATCGCTGGTTTCAACAGTTACGTCATAATCAGCACGTTTGCTGTAAGCGCGTGGCGTAATCGTGACGTTGCCAAAGTCATCAATGGTCTTAACCGAATAATCTTTGATGCCGACAGATGTGCCGAAATTGGTCACAGCCAGCGCAGACTTTTGACCGATAATAAGTTCACCACATGAAGCTGTGCCAGCGCCAGCGTCGATGATAAGCTGGAAAGATGCGCCTGAATAATTCGGAATATCCAAAAACGCCACTTCAGATGCGCCCGTTTCGGTTATCGGCGCGAAAAAATAATTAAAGTAGCCGTCTATGGCGCTGTAGTCGGCAAGGCTTATGGTTTGGTCGTAAACAGTCGTGCCGCCAGATGATTTGACAATAAGCCGTGCGCTTGAACCATCGACGTTAAACAGCACAACGGAATTGCACACTGTCGCAGGGGTGATTTTAATATCAATCGTGCCGCTGTTTTGTGTGCCAGAGCCTACCGATATATCAAACATCTTGAAGCGGTTTGTCGCGCTAACGAAAATCCATGTTGGCGAAATAGCAGCCGCGCCGACATCAGGGCGGTCAGCCGTTGATGTAGCAACCACTTCATAAATCTTGTGGTCATATATACGGCGGGTTCCAATCGTATATGTGCCAGCAGTCCATGCGGGATAATCCGTTTCCGCTACGTTGCTTGTTGTCAGATTGGTTTCCGTAACATCAACGGGCTTAATAATAATCACTTGCGTCCTCCCGAATGTCAGGCAACCCGTCACCATCCCACCTGTCCATCAATTCATAGGATTTGCCAGTGTTCTTGGCGACTTGATACAGCACGTTATACATCTCATTTCGCATATTGGCTATGCCGTCGGCAGTATCTGCGCTGTTGCTTGCCAAGCCAGTTTGGTTGCCGTCAAAGACCAACCCTGCGCCCGTGGTGGCAATTTCTGCACTGTTTGCTGCTTGCGCCCCAAGTGTTTCACTAAGGCTTGCTGACAGCCACGCACGGATACGGGCAACTTCAAGCGCAGACGTTGCCGAACCAAGTGTCGCTTCTTCAATCGAACGGCTAAGTTCTGGCAGCTTACCAAGTGCATCCAGATTGCCTGTTCGTGCCTGTGCGGTCAGCGTGGCAAACTGCGCCTTCAGCAATACTGACGATGACGATGCGTTAATGCCACGCAGACGATTGATTTCGTCCACAACTGTTTGGCTGACGCTTGCCAGTGTTTCGGCGTATTTCTGCATTGCTTGTGCAGCGTCTTCGGCGGCTTTTTCTTGTATCTTGGCGGCGTCTTCAGCGGCCTTGGCAGCGGCGGCATCTGCTTCTGCCTTGGCTTGCGCGGCCCAGATTTGCTGCTTCAGTCCAACAAGGGTAGCGTCAATAGTTTCAAGTTCAATCGCCCGACGCGCAGCAAGCGCCTCAACAGCAAAACCCTGTGCGTCAAGCAATTCGATTTCGAGCAAACGGCGCTCTTTTGCGACAGCCAAGATTTGTTCAGCAGCCCGTGACTGTTCTTCAGCAGCAGCCCGTGCAGCTTCAGCGGCAGCATCATTTGCAGCCTTGGCATCTTGGGCAGCGTAAATCTGCAACTGCAATCCACGCAAGCTTGCGTCGATGGTTTCCAGTTCAACAGCGCGACGGGCAGCGAGTGCTTCAACCGCGAAGCCCTGTGCTTCCAGTAGGTCGATTTCCATAGAACGACGTTCACGGGAAAGGGCCAAGGTTTGTTCAGCCAGCCTTTCTTGTTCCGCAGCCATTGTTCTGGCAGCTTCTGCCGCTGCATTGCTTGCGTTTTTGGCATCTTCAGCCGCATAAATCTGAAGTTGCAAGCCGCGCAATGTTTCATCAAGCGCCGCCAATTCCAATTCGCGCCGCGCAGCCAATGCTTCGGATGATTTGCCCAGTGCTTCAAGCAACTGTATTTCAAGTTCGACCCTGTTTCTTTGCAAGTCAGCAGCAGCCTTTGCCACTTCCGCCGCAGCACTGGCGGCAGCGTTCATTGCATCGTTTGCAGCCTTAGCGTCTTCAGCAGCCCAAATTTGCTTCTGCAAGCCACGCAATGTTTCATCCATTGCTTCCAATTCAAGCTGACGCCTTGCGACCAGCGCGTCGGTTGCAAAGCCCTGCGCTTCAAGAAGGTCGATTTCAAGCATACGCCTATCTCTGGCTAATGCCAAAGCCGCTTCAGCCAATACAGCCGCTTCTTCAGCAGCCTTTTCCTGTGCGTCGGCCAATGCCTGTGTCGCCTTTGCAGCATCTTGGGCGGTATACACTTGCTCTTGCAACCCACGAAGGCTTGCATCCATGC